GAAGCTAGCCGCCCGGAACAAAGCCAATTTAGAGGAAGTGATTGCGGGGAATTGCAACGGAGCAACTGGACAACTGAACCCAGCGTGGGTCGAGTGGCTAATGGGATACCCTATGGGATGGACCGAATTAAATGCCTCGGAAATGCCATCGTCCCGCAAGTCGCGGCGGAAATCATCAGATGCATCAACAAAGTAATGGAGGATAACAAATGAAACTCTGGACAAACAACACAAATCAAATCCACAAGGTTGACGATAACCTACTTCACACCCGCAACACCTATGTATTGCCGGACGAGTTGACCGGCCCAACCTGGGACGATTCCATTCCTTGCCCGCACAAGATTAAACCTTACTACCCAGGCCGCGCCACCGGCGGAGCTACAGCAGTCTACCGCGCTGGGGCAATCGGGGATGCGGTTATAGCAACGGCCTTCGTACACTACCTAGTCCAAGAGTCTGGCGGAGTGGTGGATGTCTATGCACCCGCACGCAACCTTCCGCTCTATGCTGGACTAGGTGCGAAGCTTTACCCTCTGCCATGCACGCTGGAAGCTTGGGATAGCTATGACGCACACTTGCCCACTGACGATCTATTCAGCGGTCAGGTTGGGAATACAAAGCTGGGTACCGGCGGTGGAAACTGCTATGACCGCATCTACACCTGGATGAATGCTGGTGATGTAGATCCAAAGTACAAGCGTCCGCATCTATACCTCATCGACCCAGATCACAACGAACTTAAAGAGCTAGGCAAGTGGCCGCTACCCAAGCAGTTCTTCGCCTACCATGTCAGCAGTTCCGGTCCGACCCGTACCTACCCACCCAAAATGGGGCAGGATGCTGTGCTGGCGTTGCTTGAGGCGCACCCCAACCATCACGCTGTCATCATTGGCCTAGACAACTCCAACAACTTCAAAGTGGATCATCCCAGGGTGATCGACCTATTCAACACGACCAAGGCTATCCGCTCGCTGTTTCCAGTAATCGCAAATGCAGACTTCGTGGTGGCACCGGATAGCAGTGTAAACCACATCGCAGCGGGTCTTGACACGGCTTGCGTGTCGCTGTGGGGGAGTTACGACCCGCATGATCGCATGACCTACTACCCAAAGAACGTGTCGGTGTTCAAGCCAGATACCTGTCCACACGCGCCATGCCGCCCACATGCGGGTCTACCGCAGGCGAAGTGCAAGGATGCGTCAAATCGGTTACCATTGACACAGTATTGGTGCAATGCTATAAGAAACATTAAGCCGTACGATATAGTTGCGGCGTCAATGGAGGCAATGGAACTTGAAGACAAAATTATGCAGGATGTGCAACCAAATAAAAAATCAAAATGATTTCTATAAGTCAAAAGAAAATTTAGATGGTTTATTTTCTTATTGTAAGGAATGTTCATTAAAAAGATGGAGAGAATATAATCATAGCCATAGAGAAATTCGTGCAGCAAAAGGAAGGGAATATGCTCGAAAGAATATGAAAATAATTGTTGCAAAAAGCAGGGAATATAGAAAAAGAAATAAAGAAAAATGTAACGCATATTCAAAAAAATGGGCATTAAGAAACATAGAAAAAGTTAAGGCTAGGCAATTATATAATGCAGCAAAAACTAGGGCCAGAAATCTTGGATTAAAATTTGATCTTACAAAAGAATTTATTTATAAAAAACTTATTGATGGTCATTGCGAATATACTGGTATAAAATTTATAATGAAGGGAAATTCTTATAAAAGGCTTGCGCTTTCGCCAAGTATTGACAGAAAAATCCCAAGGCATGGTTACACCAAAAAAAATATTGCAGTTGTTTGTTGGGCAATGAATGGATTCAAATCGTCGCATACTATTGAAGAAATTATTCCAATAGCAAAAGCATTTTTACTTAAAATGTCTGATAATGCCGGAGTGGAGCGCAGAGAGATTCTGCGACCGGGCTGCTCCTAGTGTGTTCCCCGCTTGTATCACCGGCATGAGTTTTGTATGATCGACAACCAACGCAAAGCTGAAGAGATTGTAGGCCAAGTGGATTGGCAGTCAGCCAATCACGGCCTATGCAAATGCCCAGGAGAGGCAACGCACACCAGCCACACTAGGCTGCGCGATACCACGGTATTCATTGACGGAGTACCCACAATTTTCTGCTGGCACACCTCATGCGTGGCTTACAGGGAAGAGTCCAACCGCAAACTGCGCCGCGCCATTCTCAAGGACTTTGCCTTAACCGCTCCCATGTCCAGCGGCACATCCGTACCAACCCCCTTGGTAATCCAGAAAGATCTGGAGTCCGAGATCCTAGACCGCATCAAGACCATCGCTGAATCAAATAAGAAGCGATACTTGAACCATTACGCTTGGGACCCAGCGGACATGGCAGAAGAGAGTCCGGTGCGTCTGGAGACTCAACAGGAGCAATACCAGGCATTCCTATCGCTGTTTAATGATGCCGACAATCTGTGGATTGGTAACATCACTGACAGCGGAAGGCATCCGCAGAACTTCCGGCTTGCGGAAGAATGGAAGGGGTTGGATGAACCGATTGGCCAGTTCACGACCGGAGCCGTGTTCAAGAAGGGAGCTATTAGCCGATCTAATGATACAGTTTATGTTCGAGTATACTTGGTTGTTGAGTCAGATACGCTGACCAAGCCGCAGATGGGTGCGGTATTCCAGCTTATGCGCGATTTGTTCCGCATGAAGATGTTTGCCGTGGTCGACACGGCGGGGAAGAGTTTGCATGGTTGGTTTGAAATGCCGCCAAAGAAAGAATGGTTGGAACAATTAAAAGCTTTCCTTGTTCCGCTCGGATGCGATCCTGCAACTTTCAAACCTAGCCAACCGGTTAGGATTCCAGGTGCCAAAAGAAACGAACGCATGCAGAGCCTTCTATGGTTCTGCAAGGAGGGTAAATGATAGAGCCAGCGATAAGTTTGGGAGTGAAGCAACCAGTAGACCAATGGCCGCCAATCAAGTCATACGCCGACTTAATGCGCGAACCACTACAGGAGCCACAGATTTTAATTGAAGGCATACTGCATAGAGGTGGAAAGCTACTTTTGGGCGGAGGAAGCAAGTCATTCAAGAGTTGGGCATTGATTGACCTAGCATTATCCATTTACTCAGGCACTCAGTGGTGGGGGCAGCAATGCCATAAGGCCAAGGTGCTATTCATTAACTTTGAGATTCAAGAGTGGAGTTTCCGTAACCGCCTAGCCGATGTGGTAAAGGCCAAGGGGTTAACCGATGAGCAGGTCAAGGATTTTGACGTTTGGACGCTCAGGGGCCACGCTGCTGACTTTAGCCTTATCCGACCCCTTATAGAGAAACATATCGATGGGAAGGGGTATCAGGCGATCATTCTTGACCCAAATTACATGCTGATGGGGGAAAAGGATGAGAACAACGCCGGTGACATGGCCACCCTAATGAATGAGTTTGAGGCTTTGGCTGTGCGCCATGACCTTTCAGTGATACTGAGTCACCACTTCAGCAAGGGCAACAAGTCAGGCGCAGAATCCATTGACCGCTTCTCAGGCTCCGGTGTATTTGCCCGTAACCCAGATACCCTGGTCGTACTGACCGCCCATGAAGAGGATGAACGCAGCTTCAGTTGCGAGATTACACTAAGAAACTTCCCGCCAGTGGACAGCTTCGTCATTCAGTGGCATTACCCCATATTCAAGGCTAACTACGCACTGAACCCAGACAAACTGAAGCGTCAGAACACGAACAAATCTATTGATGATAAACGCCTTCTGACTGAAATGGGTAGCAAGGATTGGGTTGCCAACCAGCTTGTGAAGCACCTTGCCGAGAAGCTTTCAGTCAGTGAACGCACTTGTTACAAGTACATTGAAAGACTGACCAAGGCTGGAAAGATACTGAAGGAGAACGGTTTATATACTGCAAACCAGGCTGAATTCTGAACTGAAGCCTGCGCTGAAAAGTTACTGAAGCTTACACTATGAAGTCCATTATAATATAAAGACAATACAATCCGCGAAGGGAAAGTAGAGGTA